GAGAGCCGCGAGGAAAAAATAATGGCAGAAAAATGGATTCAAAAAGCTATTAAAAAACCCGGAGCGCTGCATAAAGAGCTAGGCGTACCAGCTGGCAAAAAGATTCCGTCAGCAAAACTAGCTGCAGCTGCAAAGAAGCCCGGCAAGGTGGGCAAGCGGGCTAGGCTGGCGGAAACCCTAAAAGGAATGAAAAAGTGAAAAAGCACATTAAAAAAGTATTAGAGTGGGCATTAAGTAAGTTTGAACCTGATCCAGCTGAGATAGCAGCTTGGCCTTTCCCTGTAGCGTCTGAAGCCAGAGAAAAAAGAATTTTAGAATTATTAGCTGAAGACCGCCCAAGAAAGAGAGCACCCGCATTAAAGAAAGCCACTACACGAACTGTTGCTAAAAAGGCAACTAAAGTTGCTAAAAAGGCTAAGTAATGGCTACTTCTGGCACAACGCTATTTAATTTAGACATGGGCGACCTCATTGAGGAAGCCTTTGAGCGTTGCGGCACACAATCTCGTTCTGGATATGATTTTAGAACCGCTGCCCGCAGCGTTAATATGCTTACCATTGAGTGGGCGAATCGGGGTATAAACCTTTGGACTATTGAACAAGGTCAGATTCCGATTAACATTAACGGCGGACAGATTAGCTACCCAATTCCCGTAGACACCATTGATTTATACGATCACGTCATCAGACAAGGCGTTGGCCAAAATCAGGTCGATATTAATATCACACGGATCTCCGGGGATACCTATTTAACAATCCCAACTAAAAACGCTTATGGGCGTCCTATTCAAGTTTGGGTTGACCGCCAGTCCGGAAATGTAGACTCGACACCAGTTACTAGCGTTGCAAGCGGCTATCCTATTAGCGCTACCGATACCACCATTTATGTAACCTCTACTCAGAATTTACGCACTCAGGGTTATATTAATATTGACGGTGAAACCATTCTTTACCAAAATATTGGCACTGCAAATACCAGCAACGCTAACCAATTATTAAACTGCTACCGCGCTCAAAACGGAACTACTGCAACGTCCCATTCAGCGGGCGCTCTCATATATAATAATTATTTGCCAAACATAAACATCTGGCCTACCGGTAATCCCGGTACACAATATAACTTTGTTTACTGGCGCATGCGTCGCGTACAGGATGCTGGCACGGGTGTTAATACTGAAGATATTCCATTCCGGTTTATTCCATGCATGGCAGCTGGCTTGGCGTATTACTTAGCTATGAAGTTACCGCAGATTGATATGAACCGTATTCCATTATTAAAAGCGGATTATGAACAGCAGTTCCAACTGGCTCAGGATGAGGATAGGGAAAAGGCACCTTTACGGTTTGTACCACGTAATATGTTCTACTATAGATAACCATGCCAAATAAGTTCTCAGCCGGTAAATATGCGATTGCCGAATGTGATCGTTGTGGTCAAAGATATAAGTTATCTCAGTTACATATTCAAACCCTAAAAACTAAACCATATAAAGTAAAGGTTTGTAGTACTTGTTGGGATCCAGATCAGCCACAGTTGCAGTTGGGTATGTATCCGGTTAATGATCCACAAGCAGTACGTGACCCAAGACCAGATGTAAGTTATTATTCGTCAGGAAGTACAGGGTTATATATAAACCCTAACGCTAGCAACAACACAAATAATGCTGGTTATCCTAGCGACGGTAGTAGGCAAACGCAGTGGGCATGGAATCCTGTGGGCGGGGCACGGGGTTTTGCAGATGCTTTTACCCCCAACGATTTAAATTTAGCTATTACAATAGGTACGGTAACTGTACTAACAACTTAGGAGTAGTAATATGGCAATGCAAAGACAAAAGGGGATTAAGACTAATGAACCTTTTGAACCTAAAAACGTAGAAGATAACATGAAAAAAGGCGGTAAAGTTATGGAAAAAGCAAAAATGAAACACGATGATGAAGCTCAAGACAAAAAATTAATCAGCAAAATGATTAAAGCGTCTGAGAAAAAAGAAATGCCTGGCATGAAAAAGGGCGGTAAGGCTGTTAAAAAAATGGCTAAAGGCGGAGTTACTGGTCAAGCTATGAAGTCTATGGGTCGTAATATGGCTCGCGCTATGAATCAGAAATCAACCTCAAGAGGTCGTTAATATGGCAACCCAAATTAAACCTACAACCAAAAACAGTTCGCCTATGCGTACTGGCAAGGCTAAAAATAATGGCCCTGCTGAGATGTATGAAAAGAACGGTACTGGTGTAGCGGCTATGCGCAAATCAACAGGTCATGATGCAAAAGACCCAAATACATTTAGCGCAAATGAAGTTACTCCTAAAACAGTACCTATGCGTGTAAGTATTGGCAATATTGATCGCGGACCAAAAGAAGATGGTATTGAAGTTCGTGGTTCTGGCGCCGCAACTAAAGGTCGTATGGCTAGAGGCCCAATGGCATAATGAATTACGTTACGTTATATAACTCGATTCAAGCTTACGCCGAGAACACTGAACAGCTGTTCGTAGCAAATATTCCCGTTTTTGTGGAAGAAGCTGAACTTCGTATATATAACTCAGTAAACGTACCATCGCTACGTAAAAATGTAACCGGCACAATGACTGCTGGAAACCAATACGTAGCGCTTCCAATGGACTGGCTGGCAAATTATTCAGTAGCGGTTATAGACCCAACTACGGGGATGTATAACTATCTGATTAACAAAGACGTTAACTTTATGCGTCAAGCCTACCCTTATGCAACCAATAATGGTACAACCTATCAAGGAACTCCGGGCGGTACGCCTAAGTATTACGCCTTATTTGGCTCGCAGTATTCCGATGTAAATGAAATGACTTTAATGGTAGCCCCTGCACCAGACCAAGCTTACCCAATAGAAATGCACTATTACTACTACCCACCTACTATTGTGCAGGGTCAGATTAATGGTACTAATATCAGTAATGCAGGTACGCTATATACCAACGGTGTATACCAAAATGTTTCATTAACAGGAGGCTCAGGAGCAAATGCTACAGCTAATATCGTCATTAGTGGTGGAATTGTCACTAGTTGTAATATTACTTTTGGTGGTAATTTCTATGTTGTAGGGGACGTGCTTTCCTGCTCATCTTTAGGTTCTACTGGTTCTGGTTTTCAATTAACTGTATCTAGCGTATCTAATGCCACCGGAACTAGCTGGCTAGGCGATAATTTTGATCCCGTTTTATTCTATGGCGCTATGCGAGAAGCTATGCTATTTATGAAACAAGAAGCCGATTTAGTGACCAATTATGAGCAAAAATACCAAGAGGCTTTATTAGAATTTAGACGCTTCTGCGATGGCCTTGATCGTGGTGATGCTTACAGAGATGGTCAAACAAAGCTTAATATTAATCTTAAAGGTAATGTGGTCTCATGATTACCCAAACTTCTTGCACAATTTTTCAGCAGAATTTGCTTAACGGTAATGAGAACTTTACTACCGGAACCTATAAGATTGCCCTCTACAATGCGTTGGCTAATCTAGGTCAGCAGACTACGGCTTATACCTCAACCAATGAAGTTGTAGGCACGGGATACACGGCTGGCGGTCAAGTATTAACTATCTCTACCCCACCTACCCAAAATAGCCAATATAACGTCACTTACGTATCATTTAATGATGCCATTTGGAATCCAGCTTCCTTTACCGCTAGGGGGGCGTTAGTATACAATGCAACTACAGGCGCAGCATGTTTTGTACTAAATTTTGGGTCAGACAAGACTTGTACAACTAGCTTTACCGTGCAATTTCCAACGGCGAGTTATTCGTCCGCAATTTTAACCATTGGTACTACCACAAGTAGTATTAACTATAGTAGTTCAGACTAGGAGTAATTATGCATAAAGAATTTACAGGATCTGGCGACCACGCAGAAATTACTCTGCAGGCTAACGCTATTAAAGACGAGACATTTGGTATTGAAGGCCATTACCACGTAGAGTGCCGTGATGCCGATGGCAATGTAAAGTGGACTGAAGACTTCCCTAACCAAGTAGTTCAGGTTGGAAAGATTTTTATGTTGTCACAAACTTTATTGTCTTCACCAGTTGCTTTAGTTGGTCCTTACCTTGGCTTAGTATCTGGCTCTGGAAACACATTCTCACCAACCGATACCATGACTTCGCACTCTGGATGGACTGAATTTACTGCTTATACCGTATCTTCTTCCGCTGTTCGAGGCACTGCCGTGTTTACAACTCCTACTGGCAACAACAATACAACACCGGGTTCTAACGTAGTAACTGCTGCCGCTTCTGCAATTACTTATACAATTACTGGTTCTGGTGGCACTGTAGGTGGATGCTTCTTGGTTACAGGTACAGGCGCTTCTTCTACCCTAGGTAATACTGGTGGTACTTTATACAGCGCTGGCGCATTTGGTACAGCTAAGACCACAACAGCTGGCGATACTGTAAGCGTTACATATTCGACAACTGCGACTAGCTAAGGAGTCCTAAATGGCTCTAGTGCTGTATGACCGAGTCCAACAGACTGGTACTGCTAACACAACCGTAAGTTTTACATTAAGCGGAAGCGTTGC